TGTTCATCGTATGAATATAAACATAGTTTAGTATCACTTACCACGTCTACCACCACGAAATCCTGATGCTTTTGCTTTTTGTTTTAATCCATTTTGAAATATCGTAACCAGTTCAGCTTCAGTAACACTATCCAAGTTTACCGAAGATGGTATACTGACAAATGAACGTTTTGTAACATTCTTTTTAAACATATATAGGCCATAGGGTCCATTACGGATTTCAAATACTCCAATACTCCTGGATGATTGATTACTAAACTTCTCAGTCAATATTTCCAATGTATCTTCATCCTTACAACTTACAGTTTTTCCATTCCACATTGCATACCAACCAAACTTTCCATTCTTTTTAATAATTGGTTTATCTTCTAAAGTTCCAATCACATCTCCTTGCGATCCTTTCGCTGATGATTCTACAAAAGTATTTGCTTGTTCAAGCGTTAACTCTTGAAAACCTACGCTATCAGGCCATCCGTAAAAGATTGTTTTATCTTTATCACCATCCTCAGATTCCTTCAATAGTAGGGGACCCTTTTTCCCAATTACTGCAATATAGTCTCCAAGAATACGACGACGTTCAGATGCTACTGTTCCTGCTTGTTTATACAAGTCAAGATATCTGTCCTTGTAGGTATTCCAGGTATCTTTCAGTACAGTCTTCCATGCTTCTTGACCTTCAGCAATCTTATCTAAACGTGATTCCATTTGTGATGTGAACGTATACTGAAACATGTCATCAAAGTGTGTTAGTAGAAATTGTAAGACACTTTTTCCAAGTGGACTAGGAGCAAGACGATTCTTTTCTCCACCAACTTCTTTAATTATACTTTCTACATTCGGTGGCCACTGTTTCGGTAGAATTTCTAACTTTTTACTGGTTACACTATGTGATGGAAAATTCTTAGTTTCTACATATTGACGATCAAGAATTGTTGATACTAGTGATGCAAATGTAGATGGACGACCAATTCCTTGAGATTCCAATTCGTGAATTAAGTTTGCTTCATTAAAGTGTTGTTTTGCGCGTGTAGTATGTGGAATGGCATGCATATTTTTCCACTGAACCTTCATTCCTTGCACAAGACCTATAGCCATTTCCCAATCCTTTTCCTCAGCTTCTTTTTCTTCTTCCTGGTCATCCTCTGAACGTTCCTTAATTTGGATCTTACGCCAACCATCAAATATTGTTCTACGCCAGGATGATCTCCACGTAAAATCCGGTTCATTATCACCATCTGCAACAATGATTAGCGTTCGCTGTTCACCTTTTACAGATGCCATGACACTTTGAATCGTTCGCATCCAAATCAAATGATAGATTTTACGATCAATCGCTGACCAATCTTCAGTGGTTGGAAGACTATTAGTAGTCATAGAAATTGGACGAATAGCTTCATGTGCATCTTGAGTTTTGGTTTCTACTTTGGCTTTGGCTTTAGCTTTTAGATTGGTTTGTTTTGTTGGATTGGTTGCTAGACCAACATAATTCTGTCCATACGTAGAGGAAACATAGTCACGTGCTGCTAGTGTAGCTTCTTCGCTTAGCAATGCCTTATCCGTTCGCATGTAGGTAATATATCCTGATTCATATAAACGCTGAGCAGTGTTCATAGTTTGTTTTGGCTTTGACATGAAGATAGATGATGCTTGTTGTTGTAGTGTGCTAGTAATCAAAGGTAGTGGAGGTTTTTCAGACCATGGACTTGTTTCTGCTGAAACTATTTTACCATAAAGTTTATCATGATGAATTTGTAGGTAGGCTTGTGCTGAGTCTTCATCTTCTAATTCATCGGTTAATACTGCATCCCAATGACTATTACTACTAGTCCAAGTTCCAGCAATCTTCCATGAATTACTACTTTCAAACGATGAAATCAAATCTTCACGTTCGCAAACAAGTCGCAGTGCAGCTGTTTGACATCTTCCAGCAGAAAGTGAAGGTCCAACATTTTTCCATAGGAGTGGACTCATTGTAAATCCAATCATCATATCCAACATTGCACGAACTTGTGCAGCATGTACTCTATTCATATCAAGCCTTCTAGGATTTTCAATCGCCTGTTTTACAGCATTCTGAGTAATTTCATGAAATACTGAGCGAGGTGTAGTCGCTGGATTTAACTTCAGTAAAAGACATACACTATAGGCAATTAGTTCACCTTCTCTATCATCATCTGATGATAGATATATAGTTCGTGCACCTGATGCTGCAGACTTTAATGAACTAATAGTGCTTGCCTTATCCTTCATAAATTCAAATGTCGGTTCAAAGTCCCGTTCAATACCTACTGAATCAAGTGACTCTTTTAGTGCACGAATATGTCCCATAGATGCAATGACCTTGAATCCAGGACCCAAGAATCCCTGAATCTTTCCACATTTTGCTGGAGATTCAACAATTACTAAATTCATTTTGATACTATTTCTCTAATCTATAGTATCAAATTTTTCATTTCATTATGTAAGGCTACTAAAACTATTCTAATGTATACTATAGGTAATGCAACGCTCACAAACAAGTGCAGAAGGTTCACTCTATGAGCTTGTAGCACGTGGAGTGAAAGATAAGTATTTTATTCAAGATGATAAAGAAGCAATACATCCATTTGATTGGCGTTATGAGCGTTATCCTGCAAGTATTCCTGAAGAACGTTGGACAGTTCCTATTAACCCTGCAAAATTCAATAGTCGTTGCGAGTTTGAATTTGACCTTCCTGGTGATATTTTAAAAGAAGCAACACTTTTAATTGACCTTCCTACATGGTTACCATCTCAACTAGCTGCGAATGCACAAAACGGAGTTATTACTGACCAAAACGGTTATGTCAACGGATATGTAAATGGTATTGCCTATTTTTTATTTGAAAAAATAGAAATTTATCAAGATAAGATACTTTTACAAGAAGTAAGTGGTGATTCACTCTATGCTTCTGCTTTAACAAAGGGTTCTTTTAATAATGCATTTTTAGTTCAAAGCCTTGCAGGAATGCATGATGGTTCACGATTAAGTATTTCCAGAAATGCGGTTCCTGGCAAGTTAGAACTTCCTCTTCCGATGATTGGTTGTTCATTACCTGGTGATCGTGGTCTACCACTATGTGGTCTTCGTGACCAAACATTTCGTCTACGTCTTACACTACGTCCACTAGAAAGTCTTATTGAATCTAATTCTCCAGCCAATTCTCCACCAACTCCATGGTTATATACCTTTACACAAGGAGCTACTACATTAGAAGCAGTTCCACGTGATTCTATACAACAACCAACAATTATTTTACGAACAAAGCAATACTACCTTAACAATGATGCAAGAGCAAAACTAGCCAGTGAAACTATAGAAATTCCCTATATTCGTTATTTCGATAATACATTTGTTATCAATCAACAAGAGTATAGCTCAATACAAAATGGAGCTATTACAAACATTGTTAAATTTCTTGATGCAAACTATACAGTTGAACGGATAATAACATTTTTTCGAAATCAAGGAGATAGATTCTTAAATCGTCTTTGGAAATTCACAAATGACAAGTCAGCAGATAAACAGTATTATACAAGTATTCAATTCACGATTGCTGGAAAAGTTCGTGAAGAAGCATGGTCATCAAGTGTATTGCAAACAATCATAGGTCATGCAAAAGAAGATCGTACAACTGCAAATAATATATCTATTTTCAATTGGACACGTGGTTGGCGTGTTGAAGATAGTCTTCCTTCCTTACGAGAACCTACAGGAGGAATAAATTTCACAACCGCTGATAGACCTATGTTAAGTATAGGATTAAATGATGTCCTTATAGATCCTCGATTAGGTTATAAACAAGTGTTTATGAATAGTTCTTGTGAATCTTGGGCATTATATAAAATACGCAATAGACGTGGAGGATTAGAATATGCAAATTAATTTCCCGAAGTAAGAAGAGAATAAGATTACTATGAACTTTTCACAATTAAATAATCCACAAACAAATCTAACACGACCTCTTGGTGACCAAACAACTGTCATTGATTTAGCTGATCGTGATGAAATGGATGATGCACTATTTCCATTAACCGCGACACAATCCTGGTTTACACGCACAAAACAACGACGTATTCTACCATTTACACCAGTTTTACAAGAATTTACATCTATATCAGCTCTTGAATTTGGAAAGAAAATCGTTTTTAATATTGGTTCGGTTAATGCTGGAGACTTGTTATTTTCAGTAGCCTTACAAATACAACTAGGACATTGGCTTCCTAATGATATTGTAGATAAACTACAAACAAATACTCTGAGATATGCAGATCCTACAACGGCGTGGTATTATGCAAATAGTCTTGGAAGTGTCATTATTCAACGTGCAGAATTTATTATTGAAGACCAGGTTATTGAAACAATTGATGGAGACTTTTCAAATATTTATTCATCATTATTTCATGATTTAAATATGCAATTTGGCATTGCATATGATGCCTACGGAAAGGTAGATATACCTAGTCTTATTAACCAACCAACTACCAAGGTCTTTCCAACCTCGAATGGATTTATAACATGTATTCTTCCATTCACATTTCAAAGAATCCGTTTACAAAATGGATTTCCGCTAATCTCATGTCGCGAAAAAACTGTTCGCATAGAAATTACACTACGTCCGTTCTCAGAATGTGTACGAATTGCATCTGGACTACGTACTTCTTGTGATGATACACCTCTTGGAAAAACATTTGTATTTCAACCACTATCAGGTCCAAACATTTCGGTTACTGCATCTAGTACAATACCTGCATTTGCTGATGCACGTCTTGTTACCTATGGAATGATGACAGATGGAAAACTACGAACTGCACTTTTAAAGGCTCCTTTTGAGCGTCTATTTCGTGAAATCCAAGCATTCCAGTTTAGTGAACCGAAAAAGTATGTTATAAATACGGGGCCTGGAATGGTACGCCTACAACTTCCTATTGAAGTCAATGGACCTCTTGAAGAAATTATTTGGGTAATTCGTCGTAAAGCAGTTTCCTTAAACAATGAATGGACCAACTATGGAAGTGTCTTAGAAAGTGAATGGTCTCAAGATACACCTGGTAAAGGTATGCTTACTTATGGAACACTACAAGTCAATGGAATATCATTGATTGAATCGTATGGTGACTACTTTCGTCGTTCTATTGCAAAAGATCATAAAGGTGGTATAGTTGCGTATAATTCATTTATTTATGGGTATTCCTTTGCTGAAGAACCCGGTAAACATAATCCTTCAGGTTGGATAAATACAAGTAGAACAAGTGATGTTCGTCTACGAATGGATATTTCTCCACCAAATGGAAGTGAAGATTTAGAATTTGAAGTACTAGTATATTGTATTTCATTAAATTGGATACGATTTGAAAATGGTATTGCTAATAAGTTATTTAATTCTTAAAGAACTAGTAGGTAAAGAATGTCTTCAGTATTTCAAACTACTATAACAAAGGTCCTTGGACTTGCTGAATCATATCCAGGATATGCTAGATTAAAACTACAAAGAGATTTTTTTAAAGATAAACCACTTTTACAGCACTGGAATCAATTTGATATATATGTTAAAAATTATTTTGATACTGTAATAAAAAATAAACAATATGAAACAAACCCTCAAAAAATCGAAAAAGAAACTAGTTATTCATCAGTAAAATTTACTGATGAAGAGAAACCTATAGAAAAGGAATTTTCTAATTCAAGGTATATAGTTATACATACAATTGGTGATGGTTCGTGTCTACTACATGCACTATTTCTTTCACTAAGTAAATATTATAGAGCTCTTACAAATGAAAATAAGATAAAAATTGTTGACTATTATCGCAGAAATGAATTTTATAATCTTTTTAAAGAAAATACAACCGATAAATTCAATAGCTTAAAAACTGAACGAAATACTGTGAGTAAAAGTAATTTTCGAGCATTTTTAGAAGAAACTCATGTTACATCTTTTTGTAGCACGTATAGGATAAATGCTATAGTACTTTCTACAAATCTACAGTTTGGTAAACATTATGGTATTATAAATTCAGATGATACAATTGGTGATCAACAATCAAATTATAGTAAGTTTAATAAGAATGGTTATCCATATATATTTTTAATCAATCATGGTCAAGGTCATTATTCTTCAGTATATTTAGAAAAAATACGAAAATTTATTCTTACTGAAGAAGAATTATTTACATACTTTCCTATCTTATGTACTAATTTAAGTATAGGCGATAATAGTGAAAAAATAGGTAGAGCACTAGAAAGAGGAGAGGAACCACCTGGTGAATTAACAGATGCTGATATCTTGAAGGAATTAGAAAGAACACCTTCAAGATTATATTCTCTTAAAATAAGAGGTGGTAAACGTAGAACGCGTCGATGTCGTCCTAAGTTACGCACTAACTTCCATTATACTCCAAAATTCAATCGCTAATGAATTATTAGTTAAATACGGTAGTGGTAGATAGAAATAACCATCATCACCAAAATTCGTTCCCCAACTATTTTTAATAATCCATACACCTTTTCCACTAGGACAAGCTTTAGGGTTTAATGGATTTGCAGGATATGAACGAGTTAAATCATACCCACAAACTAGCACAGCATGTCCTCCCAAAAGATAGTCAGATTTTCCTTTTGATGATATATAGGGCATAGGAACATAACCAGTTAAAATACTAGATCTTGATTCAAAAGATGAATATACTAAGAATCCAAGGACAAAAGGTTTTCCATTCATTAAAAATCCTTGTAATGTACTTAGAGTTGGTAGTACACCTGAATATTTTGTACATTTGTAACCTAATGCAGTTGCATAAGATGTATCACTTGGTTTTACGATATAATTATTAATGGTATAAGGTAGTAATGATTCTGAGCATAGACCATATTTCTGTAAACATTGCACACCATTTATAATTGTTGAACCGCTATCTATTGTAATAGAACCATTTGATTCTACTTTATCTCCTTGATTTAATCTTTCATTATAATATAAAAATAAACGCGATCCTAAATAATTTGATGGTGAAATAAATGAAAATGCGGAACATAGTGCATTTGCTGTACAAGATCCTAATTTTCCTTGATTATAAACAATTTCCATCTTGCTAGGATATAGTTTACGAAAGTCTATAACTGGAGGAGCATTATTTATAAATGATATTGATTTATATAGACTTGGATCCTCTGGCATAGGTTGTAGTTTTAAATTATATATATGTTTTCTTAGAGAGACAATTTCAAGACACCAAGCATCTGATGAAAATGATTTAGTAGTTAAGTACTGATAGGGTAGATAAAAATATCCCTTATCACCCCATGAAGAACCCCAACTATTTCGAACAATCCACCATTTATTGTTATTATCATATCCACATACTAGTATAGCATGGCCACCAAGTAGTCTTTCATTATTTTTAGGCATAGGAATAATTCCAGTTTTTGCTACAGCACTACTTTCAAATGATGAATATATACGTATTCCAATCGCAAAAGGAATACCAGATGCTAGAATTGTTTGCATACCTTCAAGTGTTGTGGGTACATTTGTTGATCGTGTTGCAGTATTTTCCAATGCACTTATGTAACATGATTCATATGGTCTTACTAAACATTTATAAGTTTCATATGGCCATTCAGTTTCAGAACAAAGTCCATCATTATCTAGAGATTGAACTCCAGCAGTAATAGTAGTACCACTGTCTGTTGATACATTATTTGTTATTTTACGTCCATTATAATATAAGAATAATCTTGAACCTATAAAACCAGGATTGTCAAATTCATAAGCAGCACATAATACATTTGCTACACAACTTCCTATTTTTCCTTGATCATATACGGGAGGCATATTTATATTTGTACGAAGATCAACAAATGATGGAAGATCAGGTGAGGGATCAAGATTAGGATTGGGTTTTGGTTTTAAGTGTCTTACTTTTCTATGATAAAGGAGATTAGCTTCAGGAATACGGTCAATATTTAGATTATATACACGTTTCATATTCTAATATATGTTATGATAAATATTTTATCTATTATAGATGATGTCAGAATCAGATACTAGTAATAACTCTGATTCACTAAACTATTTCAATATTATTATCTATGTACCATTGATAACAGTAAAGGCTTGTTGGAATGCATTATGTAAAGGAATGCCTTTTGGTGGTACACTTGGTGCAATAATGATGACTGTCATGTCTAATGATTCAGGTAAGTATCCATTTGCACCAATTATTGCAGCTATATCATCATTACCTATAGCTATTATTTGCGATTTACTTTTTTACATTCCATGCATTATAGTACGTAAATGGAATAGTATGACATATATTGAAAAAAAATCCATTTAGAGATTACATCCTATTGTTAGATATGGTAGCCTCATTGGTTCGCCTTTTACATAGTGGGATTCAAGATGAACGACTACTTCCAAAAGTTATAACTGATGTAAAAGCATATATTCGTATACATATTCGTGTCGGTCGTATGACAACTCAGTGGCAACGACTGGATTTTCAACAATCTCCACAATTCAATCAAACAGCATCTTGTCGTTTACTTAAAAAGGGTGAACTCATTACACGTCTATATCTAGTTACTACTATGCCCGATATTTATACACCTCAACAAAATGCTATGACTGCTGCTGGAATAAACTTTGTTGGTCCAAGATTTGGCTGGACAAATAGTCTTGGACATGCATTAATTGCAAACGCAAATGTTAGCATTGGTGGCAATGTCGTTGAAACTCTTGATGGACGTCTTTTAGAAGTTCTTGATGAATTCAATACACCTCTAGAAAAAGTAAATGATGTTAATGCTATGATTTGTCGTGTTCAAAACGGATTTACACAAACAAGTCTTGGAAATTCAACAATACCTACTCAAGTCATTGTTCCACTACCATTTTGGTTTAGTCGTGGTGATCTTGGTGCTGCCTTACCTATTGATAGTCTAAATGTTGATGAAGTTCGTGTAAGTATTCAATTCCGACCACTGACAAGTCTTTATTATACAGAATCACATATAGTAACTAATTCAACCACAAGTGCAGAAGGAATTTCACTATGGCCTATACAAAATAGTTCATTTTATGCAAATGACCTAAGTGGCAATGTCATACCAGGAATTTCAAATAATCCTGTTTCATCTATACCAAATATTCAAATGCCGAATAAATTTACTTTAGGAGATAGTTACTTATTAGCCGAATATATTTATTTAGATAAACCTGAAGCAAATCAATTTCGTCTTGCAGATATTGAAGTACCTATTATTCAACATGTTCGATTAGATCCTAAAGATACTCAGCGTGCACCATACTACCAAGTTGCTTTAGAATTACAAAATCCAATTCGTCACTTATTTTTCATGGCTCAAAATTATTCTGCAATGAACTATAATGCATTTTTCTTATCTACAGCAGAATTAAGTAACAATAATAACAATACAAAACTATGGTGGCCAGATTGTTCTGGATTAAATCCAGGATATTTTACAACACTAGTTCCAGGATTTTCTACACGTGGCTCAGAACCATTTACTTTAATTGAATTAATCTATGAAGGTTCCTACGTCCGTACAAGTACAGAAAACTGTGCCTTGTATAGAAGTATTTTACCAAGCTTGGAAGAACGAAAGAGTCCATGGATCAATCGATATATGTACTGTATTCCGTTTGGTGTGAACGCTGGATATACACCAGCATCAATTGTTAACGGTGAAGCGAATATGAATCGTATCATGAAAAAAGAACTACGTCTTGGTATTCGCAATTCACAACGTCTTTGGATCTACTGTTGGGCTGAGACATATAACATACTAAAAATCTATGGTGGACGTGGATCATTATTATTTGCCTACTAATCTTTCCAAACAAGAAAATCACATTTGGCATATTTTCCTTGTTTTACAGGAAGATGGATATTAGCCGTTCGTCGGTATTTTGGAAATTCAATCGTTCCACTCCATTCTTCTCCAGTTTTTATCCAATCATTAAAACGACCACTTATTTCTTTATAAGAATGATCTGTAACATGAACTCCTAGTTCTTTGAGTTTACTTAAGATACGAATACTTTCTTTTAGTCGTTCATCTTGAGTCTTTACTACTATTGACATCTGTAACTATGTCAATACTATTCTCTAAATACTTTAGCTTTAACTCTACTACTTGCTGTAATATTCTAATCCTTCTTGTAACGCATATTTTGTAGCAAAATCTGAGTACTTACGTATATTGCTACTACTATTAAATCCACTACAGGTACTTACATTTACACCAGGTTGAGACTTTGCTTGTGTATTTACATAACCACAAAATTGAGTAATTTCTTTAAGTTTACGAAGTCTATCACTTGCATCTAAGGGCATCTGTTCTGTAATACACCATCATAATTTTTTGGTCTAAACAATTACTTAGGTTAAATTTAAGAATGTGTGGTATCTGGGGAGTACTAGGAGATGTCTATTCTAAGGAACAAGCTGAAACCCTACTCAAGAATCTTTCTGGACGTGGTCCTGAAGGTGCAAGAATGATTGAGGACAAGGGGTTTCAACTTGGATTTACACGGTTAGCTATTAATGGACTTGAACCATCAGGAATGCAACCTATGACAAATACTAAGAAAAACCTTGTTTGGGTATGTAACGGTGAAATCTACAATTGGAAGGATTTAGCCAAACGCCATTCAATTGATGTAAGTGGTTCTGATTGTTCAGTTCTAGGACCCTTGTTTGAAACCTTAGGAACGCAAACTGATATTAAAACACTATTTCAAAGTCTAGATGGTGTATTTGCAATGATTGTAATTGATATAACCGCAGGAATTGCCTTTGTTGGTCGTGATCCTTATGGAATTCGTCCACTATTTGTCGGATATACACTTGGAGAACCTGTTCAATCAGTAAAGGATCGTATGTGTATTACGGATTCATCGGGAAAGCTAAGACCTGTAGTACGTATTAAGTTTTCGAGTGAATTAAAGGCACTGAACCTAGGAGATTGTACAATTGTAGAAGCATTTCCTCCTGGACACTATGCGGCATATAACATAAAAACTCTGCAACGTATTGGCTTTGAAGCCTATCACACAGTTCCTTGGTTAAAAAATCCTGACTATGAAGATTGTGAAGGAAGTCTAGATGCACTATCAAAAAGTCTGAAAGTAGCTGTGAAAAAGCGTATGATGATGGAGCGTCCTGTTGCGGCCTTACTAAGTGGCGGACTTGACAGTAGTCTTATTGCAGCTCTTGTACAAAAAGAACTAAAGGAGGCTGGAAAACCGCCTTTAAAGACATTTAGTATTGGATTTGAGGGTTCACAAGATTTAAAATATGCAAGAATTGCAGCAGATCATATATGTTCTGACCATACAGAAATTATTATGACTCCTGATGATTTTTTCGCAGCAATTCCTGAAGTCATTCAATCGATTGAGAGTTTTGATATCACAACGGTTCGTGCATCAGTTGGAAACTGGCTTGTAAGTCGTGAGATTGCTAGACGCACAGATTGCAAGGTTGTATTTAATGGTGATGGTTCAGATGAAGTCTTTGGTGGATACATGTATTTTTACAATGCACCTTCTGATGAAGCATTTGAAGCTGAGACAAGTCGTCTACTAAAAGACATTCACTTATTTGATGTCCTACGCTCAGATCGCTGCATTAGCAGTCATGGTCTAGAACCGCGAACGCCGTTCTTAGATAAACAATTTGTAGCGGTAGCGAAAAGTCTAGCAACTTCAATTCGTCGTCCTGTAAAGGATAGAATTAACGAGAAACAAATCTTACGTTCGGCATTCATGATGACAAACCTACTTCCTGAATGTGTAATCCTACGTAAAAAAGAGGCATTTAGTGATGGTGTAAGTGGTAAGATAAAGTCGTGGTATGAAGAATGCCAAGAACGTGCATTAGCAGAAGTTGGTCCTGACTGGGAACAAAAAGCGAAGATGTTCACACATTTAACACCAAAAACAGCCGAGGCATATTATTATCGTGTTCTGTTTAACCGTTACTATGGTTCGGCAGAACAATGTGTAGTACCCTATCACTGGATGCCTCGCTGGACTCCTGGTGCGACAGATCCTAGTGCACGTACTATAGAAGCATACAATACTACTAAATAATTAATGAAATACACGTGTTTTTAGCCAATCAACCCAAGATTGACCATCTTCAGAATTCCAATGCATATGTCTATCAATCGTTAAACCAGTATTACGATTTAGCAAGGTTATATCCACATAGGTAGGTCTGTATTGAGTTAAATGATGGAGTACCTTGCCAATATTTTTAGTAGAAAGAAATCCACATGTATAAATATCGAATTGAAGTAAACAATTACTTGAACCGGTATGAAGAATACGAGGATCAGGACGGTTCCAGAAATGAAAGGCAATATGGCTTGTTTCAATAGGACCAATTCCTGTAAGACCTTCATTAAATCGCGGATACTTCATATAGTATACATGAGGAGAAGCAAGACTTTTCATATTAATATCTTTAATGATTTGGTCAATCATATGTTGTACTTTTTCTTTATCAGACTCTTTAGGACATGTTTCAAGCTCCATACGTAGTAATAAGTGATGATGTTGTACTTTACTTGATGGAAAATTATTCTTTCTTGTGCGGTTTTTTACCATCCTATTTATATTGGCCTAAATAAATCGTAGTATACTAAAGTAATGAGGTCATCAATATTTAGAATTCAATTTGCGAGTAATCTAAGAGTTCATAAACTTCCTGTAAAACAATCATGCCAGCTATTAGCACCTGTAGCACAAAACCTCGCCCTTCTTGGAGACATCGGGCTACCAAAGTGCAACAAGACACGTGACTTTTTAAAGTGGTGTGAGTCAACTTATGAAAATATATACTGGGTACCTGGATATTTAGAGCTTTCAGATTCTGAAGAAAAAAAACATACATGGCAAGAACGTTTACATTCATGTTATGAAAGTATTGAAATATGGAATCTTAAAAAAACCTTATTATGTTCTCAACAATCTATATATATTCGAGAACCTAGACTACAACTTTTATTTACACCATTGTGGAATCAAATGTCAAATAATCCTATTTATGTCAATTCAGTAAATGGTCCTAAACTAATTTCAAAAGAAAAATCACTGAAACTAAGATCATCTGAACTAGATTGGCTACTAAGAAAGACCTCAGAATCTTCAGTACCTGTAGCATGGTTTACACATACTTCACCATTTAGTGTATCATCAGGAATTGATATATCGGTAGATTTACCACAACTGAATCATCCAAAACTTTTATGTTCGATTCGTGGAATAAATAATTTAATGGGAGAGAGTATAATAGGAAACTGTACAAATGTAAAAGGCTCTTCATCATTTATTACAGATGCATATTGGGAGTATATAGAAAAGAATCCAAATCCGAGTAAGTATTTGAGCATAAATTATAATAATGACAGAATTATCAATATTTTAAAATCGTATTAGACTAGAGCTTATTTTTATATGGATGATCTTTCTAGGAGCGAGTTGGTCCTAAGGAGGCAAAGGTAGTTTAGGATACTTACTATATTGTTTTTCTTTTACGATCATATCAAAAAAACTTTTTTCAAATCCTTTTATGGACTTGTAAAAATTTGCTTGACCATAAAAGGCAATAGATCTTTTCTTTTTTATATATGCAATAGCTTCATCAGTACTGCAACGAAACATAGCAATTAAAACCATTGCAACAATTGCAGCAGAACGTTGCATACCTGCAGCACAATGTATAAGAATTGTTTTTCTTTGTTTATATTCTTTTATAACTTTGAATACAATTTCCCATGACCATAGTCCCATATTTCGTATTTCATCTTCTTGTAAGTTATCATCAACAGGAACTCTATACATAGAAGGAATTCCAGAAACAAAGGGTATATCTTTTGTAGCATTAAATACTACAGTAATATCATTTTGACGTAACCAAAATTCATTCTGACTTGCTTGACGATTTCCTAACCAAAGTCTGGGAATTATTTCATTTGCAGGGTCATCACCCATAGATACTATACTCTGAATGATTTTACCAAAAAAAATTATAATGTTTTTGACACAGTCCATTATTAATACTGAATACAATATATGAAAAAAATTAACCACAAATTTTTTATATTACTATGCTAACAACTATTATTTAAGATAATGATTCTTACAAAACATTTATACAGGCTTGATGAAATTCGTTCAGCATTCTTATATTCTTTAAAAAAACGAGAATGTAAAGAGGCTGTATTCTGGCTTCATGAGCTAGAAGAATCATGTTATGGCAGTGAATCAAGGAGATTATTGTTATTAGCATGGATGATGTTCATAGGTCTTAAAAAAATTGCATGGTTAGCAGAATGGTCAACATTATCAACGACAAAAGAAGGTAGACTACAACTTTGTTGGCAACTTATGATATGTTCGGAGAAGGATTCAAGTATCTGGTGGGTATTAATGAATGGTATAGTAAATACTAAATCTGGTTATAGTAAGCTTGTTGATACTTGGAATAATGTATGTCATTTAGATGATGAGAAGTTTTGGAAATTATATAAAAAAGTATCCAAGAAGTTAAAACCATGTGTGGAA